GTGATAACTTTCAAATAACTTATAAATACAGGTGGGGTAACTCCCACCTTTTTTTATATTCGATTATGAATGAAATTGACTATAGAGCTTTATTAACGGTATATCAACAAAAATCTGCTGATATGCTCTCTCAGATTATCGCCTTAGAAGCAAAATTGATTGTTGCAAATCAGAGACTTGAAGAGGCGCAAGGTAAAACAACAAGAAAAAAACCACAACCAAAGACGGTTGTAGATGCTGAGGAATTCTAAATGGCAAAACCATCAACACGCCAAGGACTGATTGATTATTGTTTCAGACGTTTGGGTGCTCCAGTACTTGAAATAAACGTAGATGATGACCAAGTTGATGATTTGGTTGATGATGCTTTGCAGTTTTATCAAGAAAGACACTATGATGGTGTCGAAAGGATGTATTTGAAATATAAGATTACTCAAGAAGATGTTAATAGAGGACAAGCTAAAGGAACCACTGGAGTTGGAATTGTAACTACAAGTGCCACATCTACATCAATTAGTGGATATGGAACTACAACATCAAATTTCTACGAAACCTCAAATTTTATTCAAGTTCCAGACTCTGTAGTTGGAATTGAAAAAATATTTAAGTTTGATACTAGCAGCATTTCAGGAGGAATGTTTAGTATCAAATATCAACTGTTTTTGAATGATTTGTATTATTTCAATTCAGTTGAACTTTTGCAATATGCAATGACAAAGACATATCTTGAAGATATTGATCGTTTGTTGACGACGGATAAGCAGATAAGATTTAATAAAAGATCAGACAGATTATATTTGGATATTGACTGGGGAGCACAAAAAGTAGATGATTTTATTATCATTGAATGTTATCGTGCTTTAGATCCAGAATCATTCAGTCAAGTTTATAATGATAGTTTCATCAAGAAATATCTTACTGCTTTGATTAAGAGGCAGTGGGGAGCAAACCTCATTAAGTTTGGTGGTGTAAAACTTCCTGGTGGAATCGAACTGAACGGAAGACAGATATATGATGACGGTGAGAGAGAAATCGAAGCATTAATGTCCAGAATGTCTATGGACTTTGAATTACCACCCCTCGACTTTATTGGATAATGGCGTTAAATCCTTTCTTTCTACAAGGTTCCAGATCTGAACAAAATCTTGTTCAGGATCTTATCAATGAGCAGTTAAAAATATTTGGGGTAGAAGTTACATATATCCCAAGAAAGATGGTTAGGAAACAAACCATCTTGGAAGAAGTTCAGTCTTCAAAATTTGATGATAACTTTTTACTAGAAGCATATCTCAATAACTTTGATGGTTATGGTGGTGCTGGCGATATTATGACCAAATTTGGTGTAAGTGTTAGAGATGAAGTAAGTCTTACCATATCCAAAGAAAGATTTGAAGACTTTATCGCACCATTTTTAGAAGGTGAAAATGATCTAGAAGTAGAACTTGCATCGAGACCAAGAGAAGGAGACTTGGTATATTTTCCTCTTGGACAAAGATTATTTGAAGTCAAGTTTGTAGAGCACGAAAATCCTTTCTATCAGTTGGGAAAAAACTATGTCTACGAAATTCAATGTGAACTCTTTGAATATGAAGATGAGGTTATTGATACATCTATTGATGAAATTGATAAGAGAATTGAAGATGTGGGCAACATTATCAAGTTGCAGTTGTTCTCTACCGGAACAAATGCTTCTGTGAATGCTCACGTTGGAAGTGGTTATGTTAGACAAGTATTCCTAAACAATGATGGTTATGGATACACTAGTGCTCCTGTCGTAACGTTCTCTCCACCAAAGGGACCTGATGGAACTGTCGTAGCAACTGGAACTACTGCAACTGCTGTCGCAATCACAACAACTAGAGGTGGAATAACTTCAGTTGAAAGAATTTTGTTGACGAACGCTGGTGCAGGATATACAGGTGCTACACCAACGGTCACAATTACTGGTGGTGGAGGAGCAGGAGCCGCAGCTACTTGTGGAATCAATACCGATAAGAGAGGTGTTGTCAGATTTAGTGTTTCTGATGGTGGTGTTGGATATAGCACCGTTCCTTCAATATCAGTTGCTGCTGCACCACTTACACCTACACTTCGTGCTAGTGGAGAGGCAGTTGTTAGTGCTGCCGGTACTATTAGCGCAGTTCGCATCATCGATGCTGGTGCTGGATATCAATCTTCTGCACCAACTGTTACTGTTGGAACTGCAGCAACTGTCGGAGTCGGAACATTCTGGTTCAACGAACTCATCACAGGAGAAGATTCAAGCACCACTGCTCGGGTCAAGAGATGGGATGCAGATACAAAGATTTTGGAAGTTGGTATCGTTACTGGAAGATTCTTTGCTGGAGAGCAAATCACTGGTGCCAAATCCACCGCAGCATATGATATTCAGTACGTTGGAGGTGCAACTACGACACTAACAGATAAATATCAACAAAACGACGAAATAGAAGATGAGTCAGATCTCATCCTAGATTTCTCTGAATCTAATCCCTTTGGTACATATTAATGCTAGGTAGTTATTTTTATCACGAGATCATTAGAAAAACCATTATTGGTTTTGGAACTCTGTTTAATGGAATCTCAATCAAACATAAAGATAACGATGGAAAAGTTATCAATGATCAAAAAGTTGCTCTAGCATATGGACCTGCACAGAAGTTTTTAGCAAGAATTGAGCAGCAAGCAAATTTGAATAAAGCTGTTCAGATAACACTTCCAAGAATGTCATTTGAGATGACATCTTTGGAATATGATTCATCAAGGAAAGCAGGAATTACTCAAACTTTCAAGTCTGTAACTAACAGTCAGATGAAAAAGGTTTATATGCCTGTTCCCTATAATATTGGTTTTCAGTTGAATATCTTCTGTAAGTTAAATGATGATGCTTTGCAAATTATTGAGCAGATTCTCCCATATTTCCAACCAGCATTTAATATTACAATCAATTTAGTAGATTCTATTGGTGAAAAAAGAGATGTTCCTATTGTCTTAAATGGCATCTCAATGCAAGATGATTATGAGGGTGATTTTTCTAGCAGAAGAGCGTTAATATACACATTGAACTTTACTGCTAAAACATATCTGTTTGGTGGAATTGCCGATAGTCCAGAAGGTCTCATCAAAAAAGTTACCGTGGACACTTATGCTTCTACCAATACCAGAACTGCTACAAGGCAGATGCGTTACATTGTAACTCCCAAAGCAAAGAAAGATTATACAAATGATCAAACGGGAGATCTTACGGCAACAATTAATGATAGTGAACCATTAATTGCAGTTGTAGATAGTTCTGGTTTTGAAGTAGGAAATAGAATTATCATAGATAATGAGATAATGTATGTTGAAGCAATCCCATCCTCTACTCAACTTTATGTTGAAAGAGGTTACGATTCAACAGTTAAGGCAACGCACCTTAAGGATGCAGTTATCAATCTTCTGACTACTGCAGATGATGCGTTGATTGAACCAGATGATGATTTTGGTTTCAACGAATCTTTTGAATATCTTGGTGATAGTAAAGCATACAGTCCTACAAGACAAATTGACGTTTAAAATTTATGTCTGAATTTGATGCCATTGACGATGCACTTAACGTGGAAAGTAGTATTGTAAAATCAGAAAAACCAGGTCCTATTAAGAGACCAGAGGAAAGCACTGATATAAAGAAAGACTATGAGTATACGAGAGCAAATTTATATTCTCTTATAGAAAAGGGGCAAGAAGCAATCAATGGCATTATGGAACTTGCAGGAGAAAGTGCAAGTCCTAGAGCGTATGAAGTTGCAGGACAACTTATTAAGAGTGTTGCTGATACAACAGATAAACTGGCAGATCTTCAAAAGAAACTCAAAGATCTTGAAGAAGATAACAGTAAAAGTGGTCCTAACAGCGTTACCAACAATGCAGTATTTGTAGGTTCTACAACTGAACTGCAGAAACTATTAAAACAAGGTTTTCTAAATAGTAATAGTCCCAATTCTGATAAGGATGAAAAAGTGTAAGCAGGGATATTACTATTGCAACACTTCAAAAAAGTGTAAGAAAATTCCTAAAGGTCATCACGTTATGCCTTCAGGATATTTGATGCGTGATAGTGAGCACGAGGAAGAAGGAAAAAAGAAAAACGGTAACGGTAATGGTAATGGTAATGCAAATAACTCGAATGGCAATGGCAACGGGAATGGCGGGTCTAATGGGGGATCTGGTAATGGCGGCGGAGGAGGTGTCTCTGAAGCGTGGAGTGCAAGGTACAAAAGGTCAATTGACTGTGATAACCCAAAAGGATTCTCCCAAAAAGCACACTGTAGGGGTCGCAAGAAGGTAAACGAAGAAGCGGTTTCTAAGAAACAGCAAAAATTCTTCGGAATAGTTCGTGCTATTCAAAAAGGTGAAATAAAGGCTACAACGCCTGAAACTGCTAAAGCAGCAGCAACAATGAAAAAAGATGATGTAAAGGATTTTGCTTCAACAAAACATAAGGGTCTTCCCGATAAGAAAGATCTGCCTGAAGAATCCAATCCACGTATTCCTAGAAAGAAAGGTCAACCCGCTAATTCTAAAAAGCATTCTGATCTTTATACGGATGAAAATCCAAAGGGGACTATCCACGGTTTAGGATTTAAAGATGTTGCAACTGCTAAAGCATCTGTTAGTAAAATTCGCAATTCATCAAGATCTCACGCTCACAAAATCCAGGCAGCAGTTGCTATGGAGCAGAGAGCAAGAGAAATGGGCAAGACTGCGGAAGCAGCGGTTTATCGAAAGTTCATCAATTCAATGAAGAAGAAAACTAAAGCAATGAATGAAGCAAAGAATGGTGATCACGAGATCGCTATGGCGCAGTCTCAACTTTCAAAATCAGCAAAAAATATTGCAAAGTTGAAAAAGGCACTCGGTAAAAAGGAAAAAGACATTCCTGCTTGGATGCAAGCAAAAATTACCGATACTGCACACGATACTGATGCTGCTGCCAGTTATGCAGATAAAATGAATGAGGGCACTTTACACAAGTGGTTCTCGGGATCTAAATCTAAAGATGGTAAAGGTGGATGGGTGAATGTTACGACAGGTGGAACCTGTGCTAGTGACAAACCAGGTGAAGGTGTTCCTAAATGTGTGTCTCGTTCTAAATACGACAGTATGACACCCGCAGAAAGAAAATCTGCATCTAGAAGAAAGAAAGCAGCAGACCCAGGACAACAGCAAAAAACAGGTGCTGCAAAACCAACTTACGTTGCAACCGATAAACCAAAGAAAAAAACAATGAACGCATCTTATTCAAACTGGCGAGCAGAATTAGAACAACTTGATGAGTTTTTAGGTGGTAAACCTGGTGATGGATACATTGGACATCCCAATCTAGATATTAAAAACCCTCTTGCTAAAAAGCAAAAGAAAGCACCAGTTCTTCCTGGATCTAAAGGTGGTGGTCTATTCAATAGAGTTGGTGCTCAAATGGGTGATGTTCGTATGCGTCAAAACCAAGCGACTCAAAATATGAGAAACTCATATGAACCAGAAGGTGAACTGGTTGATGAGGGTAAGGAGAAAAAAGAAACTCCTAAGAATGATAAAGTTAAGATGATTGCGAAAGAGTTGGATGCTGCTGTGAAGATGCACACAAGTCAAGCAAAGAGACTAAGAGACGCTGGAATCTGTGAAGCAAAAGATAAGAAAGGTAAGGGTAGTGGCACTAAAGATGCTTGCTATCATAAGGTCAAGTCTCGTTATTCCGTATGGCCAAGTGCTTATGCATCTGGTGCATTAGTCAAGTGCCGTAAGGTTGGTGCTGCTAACTGGGGTAACTCAACCAAGAAAGAAGAGTTTGAACTCGGTGAATCCAAAAAGGATAAGTTGAAAGAAATTTCAAAGCAGTTGGCAGGTGCATCTAAAATGCACGCACAACAATCCAAAAAAGTTGCTTCTGTTGCTGATGCTATTGAAGAAGCAAAAAAGTGCTGGCCTGGATATGAAAAGAAAGGCACCAAAAAAATGTTTGGTAAGACCTATAACAACTGCGTAAAGAAAGAAGGTTTCTCTAACTGGAGAGATGATTTTATTCCAACTGATTATGAAACTACAAACTTGATCACCAACGAAGATGTTCTTGGAGAAGACTGGCAGAAGTCAAACCGTAAAGACGGTGTTGATGGTATGAGTCAGAAGTCTGTTGATGCTTACAAGCGCGAAAATCCAGGTTCAAAGTTGCAGACCGCTGTAACTGAAAAGAACCCAACTGGAAGTAGAGCAAAACGTCGTACTTCATTCTGTGCCAGATCAAAGGGACAGAAAGATATGCACAATATTGATTGCACTAAAACTCCAGATAAGAAAATCTGCAAAGCACGTAAACGCTGGAATTGCTGAGGTTAGATTATGAGTGAAGTATATCTTGGTAATCCTAATCTAAAAAAAGCAAACACGGAGATTGAATTTACAGAGGACCAAATCATTGAGTTCCTGAAGTGTAAAGAAGATCCTGCATATTTTGCTAAAAAGTACATTAAAATCGTTTCTCTTGATGAAGGTTTAACACAGTTTCGTCCTTACGACTTTCAAGAAAAACTGATTCATAATTTTCATAATAACAGATTTAATATCTGTAAGATGCCACGACAGACGGGTAAGTCTACCACCGTTGTGTCTTATCTTTTGCATTACGCTGTTTTTAATGACAGTGTAAATATTGGTATTCTGGCAAACAAAGCAGCAACTGCTAGAGAATTGTTAAGCAGATTACAAACTGCATATGAGAACTTGCCTAAATGGATGCAGCAGGGTATACTATCCTGGAATAAAGGTTCAATGGAGTTAGAGAATGGCAGTAAGATACTGGCAGCTTCTACATCTGCGAGTGCTGTCAGAGGCATGTCGTTCAATATCCTCTTTCTCGACGAGTTCGCCTTCGTCCCTAATCACGTCGCTGACTCCTTCTTTGCATCTGTTTATCCTACTATTACTTCTGGCAAAAACACAAAAGTCATCATAGTTT